AAGCAAGCATGGTTAAAGGCGCTGTTAAGTGGGGTATTGCAGGAGCAGTAGGTTTGGCTGCTGGTATTGTTGGAACACCTGCCGCTGGTATCGCAGCAGGTAGCGCAACAAAAATGGGATTGGATGCCCTTTTGGGTGACGGTCATACTGCTACTCCGGGAGGCGCTGGTGGAGGCGGTTCTGGTGGAGGAGGTGGTGGTGCAAGTGCTACAACAGCAACCATTACTACCCCTTCTGGAAAAGTTCCTGCAAATATTAAAAAGTCTCAAAAACACTTAGATTCCCTTAACCCCCGACTTGCTGCACGTGTTCGTAGAATGCTTGAAGCCAACCCTAAACTTTATATTGGTGGCGGCTCTCGTACTTCCGCAGAACAAAAAGCATTGTTTCTTAGTCGTTACACACCTACTGAAGAAAAAACCAGTATTAAATGGCAAGGAAAATACTGGAAAAAGAAAAACCCAAATGATGCAGACGCCGCTCCTCCGGGCGTGTCAATGCACGAAATTGGTCTGGCGGCTGACATCCACGGTGATGACGCATGGTTAACAGCAAATGCTAAAGATTATGACCTTATTAACTTTGCAAATGTAAACAATGAACCTTGGCACATTCAACCAAAGGAATTTAACCGTGGGCAATGGGAGTACCGACAAGCAGGTGCTCCGTGGGGTCTTAACGGTGGCGGTGAGTCATTTGACGAAGGCGCAGAAATAAACGGTTCTACGGGTAGTGAACTTTCAACTGTTGTTGCAAAGTATAGCCACAGTGGTGGCGGTGGTTCTACTGGCGGTGGTGGAGGAGGCGGTGGCGGTGGCTACCAATGGGCAGACATGTCCATGAGTGAAGTTATTAACTCAGGAAGACGTGGCGACGGTATGTACCCATCTTCTAGTAGTGCTGCTGTTAGTTCTAAAGCACTTCAAAACAACCTAAGTTCTCCTCTTGTTATGTCTTCTTCTATGGGAACTATTGTTAAAGGCCCTGAATATAATGTAACAATTGCTCCTCAAATTACATTACAATCTAGTGGTGGGACTTCTACGGATGCTCACAAACTTGCAAAGGAAGTTAGTGCCCTTCTTGAACGAGAAATAAAACTAACATTAATGAGGACAACATAATGGCTGGATACGCATCAGACCAATTTTTTAATTTTAATAATTATGAAGTCGGTAAATCTATTGGACGTACATCCGATGATAACCCCAATTTTAACTACCCATCAAATAGAACTTCTCCAGTTTTTACAGACGACAAAGGTAAATACACTTCAATACCAATCCAACGTGGTTTTATTAAAGGTATCTACCCATCTGCTTTAGGTAAAGTTTCAACTGAAAAAGTAAAACAACGTCGTTTGTTTTTTCAATTTAATCCCACGACATTAGACCGCACTGTGTCAATGGCAACATCTGTTTTGAATCCATTGCTTCAAGACCCTTCAAACCTTCTTCAACCAGTTCCGGGTTCTTCAGATTTCTCTTTTGATATTTTGTTTAACCGAGAATCTGAAGTTGCTTCTGGGCGTTATTCTGATATTAATTCTGTTAAAAGAAAAGCAGGAAGCCTTACAGGTTCTTTAGAAGAGTACGGAACAAACACAAAACAATCTGATGTTAGCAACCTTGGCGTTCTTGCAGATTTATACGTTTTAGACTCAATTATTGGTCAATCAATTACCCCAGATATGGTTGATTTCTTAAAAGACTATTGGAACAATGCGTCTACTATCTCTCAAACAAGTTACGAGGCTGGAGACGGTAGTGCTAGTTTTTCATTCAATTCTGATGAATTCACAAAGACTGTAAAGAAAAACTATGGAAATGCGGCATTTCTTAGCCCCCTTCCTATTCGTATTGTTTTTTCTTCTTTGTTCATGGTTGAAGGTTTTGTTACTACAAGCAGCGTTCAATTCATTAAATTTACGTCAAACTACGTGCCAACTATTTGTAAAGTTACTTTAAACATTAGAGCACTATACATTGGCTTTGCTAAAGAAAAAGCCTACTTAACAGACGCTTTAGACACGGCAGTTAAAGATGCACAAGAAAAAAGAAAAGCAGACATAGCGGCAAGTCTTGCTGCTATGGAGGCTTTGAAAAAAGGAAATGCTTTAAACTTTAAAACAGGACCTGTAGAGGCTATATTAAAAGTTAGAAATAAATCTGAATTTGTTTCCTCTTTAGTTTTTAACTCCGGGTCTGTTTATGACTGGTTTAATAATGCAGGCCCAGATGCAGGTATTAGGGAAATAGATGACATATCTGTAGAGGGTTCTTTAGAATCGTACACTTTGTTTTCACTGCAAAACTTAATAAAAAAAGAAGGAGCAACGTGGGATTTTAAAGCAACTTTGACGATTACTGAAATCCTTGAAGAAGAACAAACAATCCTTGGTGAAAAAGTTAAAGAGAGAGTGTTATTTACAGCACCCCTTACTTATAAAACAAATAGCAAAAACAATGATTTAACAAGTACACAAATTGTTGAAAATGCAAATAAAAAAACAGGTCCTCAATTTAATACAGACCGTTGGTACGCACGAGGAAAAAGAAGTGTAGGTAGCGTATTAGAAAGAAATTCTACAATAGAATTTACAATTGAACTTGTTCGTACTTTAAAATATACACTACCTTCAGGTACTGAAGATACAATAACTTGGACAGACAAACATACAAATTCTATGAATGCTGATAATCCTGAAGGACGTGCGTTGGGTTTAAAAATGCACGCAGGTAATTCGGCTTATTATTTTAATGAACTAGGTTAATTAAACTATGATTATTAAAGGCTCTCGTTATTCCCAATCTACGGAAACACGCAAGAACGTTACTACAAACATTGCTCTTCCTACAAAGTACAATAATTCAAAAACAATTACTGTCATTGTTGAAGAAGGTCAAACTCTTCAATACCTAGCGGCAGTGTACTTAAACGATTCGTCTATGTACTGGAAGATTGCAGACCTTAATCCTAATATTATGTTTCCTGACAAAATTGCTACAGGGACAATTATAAAAATCCCTATTGTATGATTTTTAAAGGCTCTTCTGATTTATCCCCAAGAACAAACATTGTTATTGATGGGGTTGCTGTTGATTATCTTTCTATTAAAAGATTGTCAATAGAGTTGCATGAAAACATGCACAGTGTTGCAATTTTAGAATTTGCAGGATTAAACCCACAACTCATTACTGAGTACATTGATAGACCAATGAAGGTGTCAGTTGAAATTAGAGAACGTGAGGTTATGGATTTTTGTGGGTACATTACACACCTTGAACCTTTCTCTTTAAGTTATGCAGGAACTGTAAACAGAAGCCCATTCCAATTGACTCGTGTTTACTGCATGGGTGCAAGTTACTTAATGAAATCTAAAAAGTCACGTGTTTGGGAAAACGTAACAATAGGTGAAATTGCTCAACAAGTTGCTGACACTTATAAATTCTCAGTATCTGTTCCTAATGATTCATACCGTTTTCCACGTTTAGTACAGTCTGCTGAATCAGATTGGTTGTTCCTAGTAAATGCTGCTAAACAACTAGGGTATAACGTTCTTATAGAAAACACGCACATCAACGTGTGGGACCCTTTTAAAGCGCTTAGTCAAAGACGTGCTTACAGTGCCCTCTACACCTCTAGAGGATTGTATGGAAACCCTAACCCCCAACCGGGACAGATTGTGCAATTTGATGGAAGGATTGGAGCAGTTACACCTGATGCTTCTAAAACTCCAAAAACCATACATGTATTAGACAAACAAGGCACTGTGTTGTCTATTTCTAACGATGATTCATCAGACCACTCTGGTTTGGGAACCCCCGTTAAAACAAAGTTTACTGATACCTATAGTAAGAACGCCGACTCATTTGAAATGGGCAGCAAACTTGTAAATGGTGAATTACGTCGTTCTTTTCCCTTTTATGCAAAGGTAACCGTGGTAGGTGACCCAAGCATCAATCCCGGGGGTATTGTTAATATTAAAGAATACAATGCCCAGTTTGATGGGTTTTGGTATGTGACCAAGGTTACCCATGAGTTAACACAGGCTAGTATGGTCACATTTTTAGAAATCATTAAAGACTCCACAGGAGACTCTAGTGATACCCCTATGTACACATCCCCCTATGTAGTACCCCCTGTACCCGCAATTCAAGACGGAACATGGATTTCTAGTACAAACATGGTGAATGTTTATGTGTAAAATTGTAGAGAGTTTGCTATGAAATCTATATCAGTACCCTTTTCGTTTACTTCAGACACTGGTAGTGTCTCTACCACTTCGTCCATTAGTCGTATTGCAGAACAACATATTATTGATGCGTTGACTACTTTTGCAGGAGAACGGTTAATGGACCCTCGGTATGGCGCTTCCGTTAAAAACCTCTTGTTTGAGGAAATGGACCCTTTAATTTTTGCTGAATTTAGAATTGATGCAATCCAAGATATTAACGATGTTATGACTGTTGGGAAAGTTTCTGACATCAGGGTGTCGGCTCCAGCGGATTATTCGTATGGTGAAGACGAAGAAAATACTATAAAAGTACACATACAATATGTTGTTCCACCTTTTGGAACATCTGTAGTGAGTCTTAATATTTCTAGTTCGCAAGTTACATTACTAGGAGGAGCATCCTAATGGCAGAGTTTGATTACACAAGTAGGGATTACCTAACAATTCGTCAAGATTTACTTGACCGAGCAAGTGTTCTTCTTCCTGAATGGTCTTCTAGAAACCGTGCGGATTTTGGTGTAGTCCTTGTAGACCTCTGGGCGTACATGGGAGATGTTCTTCATTACTACGTAGACCGTGCTGCTGGTGAAACATATTTAAATACGGCTACACAAACTAGTAGCGTTTTGGCAATTGCTAACCTACTAGACTACCGTCCTTTGTTTCAAACTTCTGCAACAGGTTCTGTAACAGTTGAAGCAACAATACCGACACACGCAAGCACAATTACGGTGCCTGTTGGTACACAGTTTATTGCTCCAGCAACAGACAACAATCCAATTGTTTATTTTACATCTACAAGCACTACTACATTGGGACCTTCTGTACCGTCTGCGGTAGTCGCAGTTGCTGAAGGTGAACTAATTGTAAATGAAAAGCCTGTAAACAGCGTTTCTCTTATTGCTGGTACCAGTAATGGTTCTGCTGGACAACGTTTTAACTTACGTTATTCAGGGGTTGTGGCATCAAGTGTAGAGGTGTTTGTAAAAGAAGGAACAGTTGTTAGTGGAGAAGCCACACCTGTTGAGTATTTTTATGCACCAAACTTAGCAAACGTTGCATCTAATAGTAAAAGTTTTACTATTGAAGTGTCTGCTGATGGCGTAAGTCAAATAATCTTTGGAAACAATGTTAACGGTAAAATTCCAACAAATGGTGCAGAAGTTACTGTGTCCTATAGAAAAGGGATAGGGTTTAACGGAAACATTCAGGCTGACCGTGTGCAGGCTTTTTCTAACTCTACAATTGATGGTCTTACTATTGTGGCATCGTCTACAATGTCAGGTGGTGCGGATATGGAGTCTATTGACTCTATGCGAGCAAACATTCCTTTAATGTTCCGAACGCAAGACCGTGCTGTATCCTTGCAAGACTTTAAAGACCTTGCACTGCGTTCACCTCAAGTTGCTAAAGCAACATGCGATGCGACTGGGGCACCTAACATTATGGTTTATGCTTTAGGTTACGAATCCGATTACTTAAATGAAACGGGAACGACACTAACAACAAGCACAGAGATTAGAAGTTCTGTTATTGAATACTTTTCAACAAGAACAATTGTGGGGGCTAGTGTTGGGGTTTCTCCAACTGTCGCTTTACAGCCAATTGATATTACTGTAAACGTTAATGTTCAAGACCAATTTGTTGCTCAGTGGGTTAAAGACGCTGTAGAAACAGCAATTGATACGTTCTTTACTTTTGACGCTGTTTCTTTTGGACAAGTACTTTCATTAGGTTCTTTTTATAGAGCCATTCAAAATGTTGAAGGTGTTGACTTTTCAACAATTGGACGATTCCGTTTTAATGGCGTCACAGCGCAAGAAGTGTATACCACACTAACTGCTAATAACCTTTCACTAGTACGAAAAGGAACTGTAACCATTACTACAACCGGTGGTATTACTGGAATCTTGGTGTAAGAAATGGCTTTAACATCTTTTACACTTCGTAAACAAACCATTGATTATGGTTCAGCACTACGAAACCCAACTACAGATGACAATTCTATTAGGTCAGATGGTATCTCTAGTTTCTTACCACCTGTAGCATCTTCTAATACATTCAGTGCAAACATATTAACTGCAACTACTGTCAGACTTGAATGGGTTTTAAGTGAGCCGCTTGTATTAGAAAGTACAACTGTAGGAGCATCCGTAGCGTCTCCAGTAGAAATTTTAATTGTATCTTCTGCTACTGGAGAACCTGTAACCATCAAAGATGGTTCAACAGTTGTATCAATTACAGCGCAATCTACAAGTTCAACGTACATTGATACTCCAAAAGTACTGCAAGGACGTTGGGTATATTATTCGTTATTTGTTAAGTACCAAGCAGGTAGTGACTATTGGTACACAAATGAAGCATCTTTGTATGTGCAGATGCCTACGCAATACAATTCTATTAATTCTTTGTGGTCCTATATACCTGAATATTACCGAGGGCTTGATGAGTCACAGGAAGTTTTGTCTGGTGGATACAACCCACTGTATGGGTTTCTTGAGTTATTTGGAAATGAAGTTGACAGAACACGAACACTAATTGATAGTGTCGCAATTGCCAATGACCCTAATATTGCAGTAACTCCTGCTCTAGAACAGTTAGCAATCCAAACAGGCTTAGAAATTGGAATTAAAGACTTAGGAACAAGCAAGGCTCGTTCGTTGCTTAACAACATTGGTTCTTTGCGACAACGTAAAGGAACCATTGGTAGTATTATTTCTTATATTTCCGGCATGTCTGGTTGTGGTGCTTCGTATGAATATAATGCAGGCGCTTCATTCCCTCACATTTTTCATGTAACTGCTCAAAGACTTAACTTTATTGCTGACCCAAAGTTTCAACAGGCGGTAGGTTCTACAACTGCTGACACCGTGGGAAGTTACAAACGAACACGAACAACAACAGCAACTTGGGGCATTGTAACTTCTACAACAGCCGCATTGCCCGGAAGTCCTCCGTACCTTTCAGTATCTCAAGACGATGAAGGTATTAACATAACGATGGACCCAGCATGGGGTTCTTCGGTAAACACCGTTCGGGTTTACCCTCAAAAAGCATTTCCATACAATGCAACAGAAACGTATTACTGCTCTTTTGACACAGGTGCATCTGCTGGTGCGTCTTTTTCAGGACTCTATACGATGACTGATGCTGATAAAGAAACAATGCAATCTGCTTCCCCACCTTCTACGTGGTTTAACGACACGCACTATCAAAACGAAGATTGGGACAATGTGGCAACTATGACGTCTGACACACCACAACGTCGTGTCTTTGAGTATTCTTCACAGTCAGGGGCAAGTGCCGCAGGGTTGGTGGAAAACGTCCCAGTTTTAGAGTTTGAAATGACGGGTGGAAGCACTGTACGAGTTGCCCGTTGGTTATGGGAACCTACCTTTGTAGGAGAGTACTTTGATGGCGCTACCCGAGATGGTGGATACATCCCATCAACATCTGGTGTTGCTGGTGTTGGAGTCTTTGATTACTTTTGGGGAGACGGGGGCGTTAATTCTGACTTTTCATATTATCTTCTAGACCGTCAGCGCACCCTTGAAACAACGGAGAGGGTATTAGCCCAATATGTAGTTCCAGTTACCATGCTGAACCAGTACACTCTTGATTGGAACTACTACTTAGGAAAATAATGGATTATATAATTGCAGCATTAGCCGTATACAAACTTGTACAACTTGCAGACTCCTTAACCCCTAAAGAAGCAATGCCTTGGGTAAAGATTGTCTTTACCATCATACTTAGTTACCCCATAGCGTTGTTATTGGGCACACCTGACCCATATATTGATGGGCTAGCCGTGGCGACACTTGCAGGAGTGTGCCATGCGGTGGTACGTTTAGTGATGCTCTTCGGAGACAACATTAAGCGCAAAGCAATACGATAAGGATACACATGGCAACATATGGCATTTTAGGTGGCGGTTCATGCCCCAAGAACATCATTGAAGATGGTTTGAAAGAACTTGGAGTAGAGGGTAACACCTTCTACATTATTGGAACAAAGAAGCCTTCTTCTAGTGAAGAACGGGCTTTTGATTTCTTGTTAGAGAACGAAGCAGAGTTTCGTCTAGTCTGCCAGTCTCCTGACACATGTCCTAAGATTCTTTTAGATGCAAGTGAAGACATGGTCAAATCCGAAACTCCTGAAATTACAATTATCAAAACACTCAGTCAAATTGACGGTGTACTTCTTGTACTTTGGGATGAAGACGGTAACGAAAAGATGGACAACCTTGTAACAGTTGCTGCTGACTTAGGAGTAGTTGTAAAAGAACTGTCTAATGGCCTTATTCCAATCATGGTGCAAGACAGCCCAGTTTCCTTTAGCAAAGAAGAATTTGAATCCATGCCTACGGCTATTCAAAAACGCAATGAAACAAGCAACCCAACAGTGGTTGCGTCTGAAGTAAAAGTTACAGTGCCAGAATACGTTGAGGAACGCACACAACTAGTAGCACCCGATGGCGATTGCATGGTTACAGTTGTGATGCCTAATGGGACTGTAATCAGTACGCCAGCAACTATGGAAGAAGTGAGAGTTCTACTAGGACTTAGTGGAGGCAGTTAGTTGCCAACGCCACTTCTTATGCATGTCGTCACGACTTGCTAGGAAGTCCATAATGCCCTGCTCGCCTGCCTTTTCAGCAGACTTAAAAGCCTTGTTGATTGTTTCAATGACACCGTCATTAACTTTCAGCAAGGCTTTTGCCATTGCCTTAGGCTCAGGCTTAACCTCTACTGACTCAACGGTACGAAGGTCAGTAAACTTGCTGAGGGTGAATGGCGCATACTCATCCAATTTGCGAAGGTTTTCTGCAATGGGGTCAATACTGCTGTAAACATCTTCGTAGATATCCGCAAAAAGGTCATGGTACTGAGAGAAGTCTTGTCCTTCAACGTTCCAATGATATCCATGTGCCACAAAGTACATTGTGATGGCATCAGCCATTAATGTTTTAAGGTCGTCAGTTAATGCGCTCACCACTTCACCTTGTCTGCCCAATAAGCGGCACTCATCTTACCCTTCTTAATGTTTTTAGCATGTCGGGCTTTAAAAGAATCATTACGTGCAGAACCATCAGGTGAACCGGATACACCCTGCTGACCAAAACGAATAGTCTTAATCTGGTCGCCTTCTTTGGCAACAACAATATGAGACTTAGTTGGATGGTCTGGAGTTGCTTTTGGCTTATTGAAACCAGAGACGCCAGCACGCTCTAAACGGGGGTCTTTCTTTGCAGGCATTACTTCTTCGCTTTCTTGGACACAGCCATGTTGTCCACAAGATTTGGATAAGGGCGACCTGCTTTTTTAGCACGAGCCTTCGCTTCAGACTTTTGCTCAGGGGTCAACTTCTTGTCTTTTTTAGAGGGGTCTGGTGTATCCCAAACTTCTTTTTTGGTAGCCATAAATCTCTTTCTGGTATAGGGGTTCAGCATCTATCATACGCTCCTCTTGACGACCCTGCATAAAGGTGTAAACTGCGAACCCACTCACAAGGAGCACCAAATGGCAGACGGACCTTTTCTTCAGTACCCCAAATGGCTACGAGAGTACCTTAGAGGAGACGCTACAACTACGGACGTATTGTTGGAAATGCTTGGCTACATGAATGGCAAAACACAGGAATTGTGGACTACATATGACCATTTGGCAGCGCAGACTGGGTACCACCGAACAACCATTATTAGGTCGGTTAACAAGTTGGTGGACCTAGGTGTCATCGTGAAACGGACCTCTTCTAAGAATGGTAGAAGCCTTCCAAACTCGTATTGGGTGAACTTTAATAACCCCAATTATGTAGGGGTAGCAGGAGAACTACCCCTGCCATTAGGGGTAGCAGGGGAGCCACCCAGTAGTAGCACGGGCGCTACCCCCGAGGGTAGCACGGGCGCTACCCAAATAAGAATAAATAACAAGAATAAACAAACTAGAAAGGGAAAAATTGACCCGAGGTTGATGAAGTGATGAGCAAGTATCAAGACGACTGGGGCAACGCCTATGGCTCGGACAAGGATTCCTACACTCCACCAGCACCTAAGAAACCCAAACGCAAGGACACCACCGCATCCTTGGTCTACGAGTTCCGTGACCAGTTAATGATGGACAC